AATCTTCATTTGGTACTCCCCATTGCTTCCATGCTTGCAAGGCTTCTGGAGAGCTGTCCATATTTTTAATTGCCATTAGCCGCTCTTTATGGAGCATAAGATAGTTCATGCTGTAAAGCCCGATGCTCATTGATGGGGTGTGTTTCATCGCCACTTTTTCAAAGCCTTCGGGCGGATCGTAAACGAGGCTTTTAAATGCTGGTCCGGCAATGCACGTGTCGTGGAGGAGAAACCAAAACGGGCTCGTGAGATTATGTTCAACAATCTCAATAAGAGGCGTGTATTCAAAAGAGTTTTGGGGGGTACAGATCATTGCCACATCTCCATAGTGATCTACGCGCCAATTTTCTTGTCCGCCATTGACAATCAGGATTTCATTGGTGCCGACACCAGCGCGAGTTAAGGAAGGGATGATTGCTTGAAGGGTGTGAGAAGCAAATCGCTTGCAGGTGCTAATGCAAAAATGCACAGAAGATGGTGGCAGCATAACTTTCCCCGTGTGCCGTCAGTATAGAAGCTGTTTATGATGACGAAGATTTATAGGCAGTTATGGCACGCATTCTTTACTGCGGCGACACGGGAGTACAAACAGGATTTGGGAGAGTAGCGGAATACCTTATTCCGGCACTGGCAAAAGAGCATGAAGTGCATGCACTCGCCGTAAACTGGCACGGTGACCCCAATGCTATGCAGCAACATTGCAAAATGTATCCTGCCATGGCTCATGGTTCTGATCCATTTGGCTCTCATCGCATTGCTTCTGTCATTCAAACAATTAAGCCAGACTTGGTATGGGTGACCAATGATATTTGGATTGCGATTAGTTTATGGCAAAAAGCAAAACCATTACAGGAGCAAATTGGTTTTAAATGGTTTGTTTATACTCCTATCGACTCCTATGGTCTCTTTCCTGAGCTAAAGCCTCAAGTGACGGACTGGGATGGCCTTGCCACCTATACGCAATTCGCATATAGCGAATTAAGGCTTATGGGTTATGACAAGCCGATTGATATTATTGGACACGGAACCGATTTTAGTAAATTTTTCCCTCTTGATAAAAATGAATGCCGCAGGGAGCTTGGTGTTCCTGAGGATGCATTTGTTGTTTTCAATGGTAACCGAAATCAGCCACGCAAACGTATCGATCTTACATTAAAAGCATTTATCAAGTTTGCTAAAGACAAAGATGATGCACGTTTGTGGTTAAACATGGGAAGTAAAGATTTGGGATGGGAAGTTATTCCGTTGTTCAAGCGCATTGCTCGTGACGAAGGGTTTAATCCAGCAAGCAAATTGATATTAACTAGCCCTCATTTTTCAGTAGAAAATTGTCTTTCTGTTGAACAGTTGAATAAAGTTTACAATGCTGCCGATATTGGTATTAATACTTGCATTGGCGAGGGCTGGGGCCTAGTCAATAGTGAGCATGGTTCTGTTGGCGTGGCGCAAGTTGTGCCTGACCATACAAGCCTGGCTGAAATTTTTGATGAAGTGCCTCGCATTCAATGCAATGCTTCTGAGACCGATCGTAATTATGGCCTTGAGCGCTGGCTTCCTGATCCAGATAGCGCAGCCGAAATTCTTACTTATTACTACGAAAATCGCGCTGCGCTTAAAAAAGACGGTCAATGGTGCTATAAACGATTGCACGAAGAGCAGTTTACTTGGCCGTATATTCAACAGCAGCTTCTTGATGTGGTAAAACGCACTCTTGAAGCAAAAACTCCTGAACCAGAATTTAAGGGTTTTGGCACTCCCGCAAAAATTGTTTAATCATGCAAATTTCCCAAATCTTTCTATCTACTGATCCAGCAGAAAAACTTAGCCCTTTTTTGCAGCATGCTACTGGCACTATTGATGCTTGTTTTCCAGAAGCAAAGCATGTAATTTACAATAATGATTCACTTCGTGCTTTTATTGCGGACAACTACGAGGAAGAGGTGCTATGGGCTTACGACACACTTAAACCATTCTCTTACAAGGCAGATCTTGGTCGATTTTGCCTGTTAAACAAAGTAGGTGGTTGGTATTTTGATATTGGCGTGAGAGCATTTAATGCAGTGGAGCTTGGTGATCGCATTAAATTTCTTGCCTTTCGCGATATTCAACGTTTTAGTTATACAAGTTGGGCGTGCGCAACTACTGTGCTTTATTCTCAACCAGATAATGCTGCCTTGCAAACTGCTATTGAGATGATTGTGGCTAATTGCATTGAGCAATACTATGGCATCACGCCATTGTGCCCTACTGGTCCTACATTGCTTGGTAAGGCGCTGGCCGCGAATGGAAGTCAAGCTGATTTCGTCTATGGCGACTACCTTGAGTTGACTCCCACGCACGGCCAGAAGAATAGGGCATTTGTACTTCCTGATGGCACAATCATGGCGTGGAGCAAGCCTGCTGGCGGTGGTGATTTAACTGGCCTTGGCGCTAAGGGCGTCAATAACTACAATGAGCTTTGGCAAGCTCGCAAGGTGTATAGCGATGGTTGATAGTACCATTTATGCCGTGTGCATTCCAGGTGAGAAGGTGCGTTACTCGGCGCGGTCTCGCATTGTGCCAATCATGGGAGGAAGTCACACGCTGAGCAAGGAAGAGCGCGAAAAGCTTCGTGCCGAAGGCTATGTTTTCGACGACGAGAATGCCATGCTTTCTCCGTTTAACAATCGCTGGGGAGAACTTTCTTGCGTGCATTGGATGATTCTTAATGCAAGAGAGCCTAATATTGGCAATGCACAGTATCGTCGCAATTGGCTAGAGCCGGAAGACGAATGGTATTGTCCAGAAACTTTGTATGTACCAGAGCCTGCTCAATTTTCCTGCACGCTTGAGCAACAGTTTTATGGTGGCCATTCCGCTTTTGATGCGCCAGTAATTACGCGAAAATTGGCAGATAGCGGTCAGTGGGTATTCACACGCGAGGAAATTGACAAGATCTGGGAGCAGTCTTCTTTTATTGGCTGCAACATGGCGCGTGGGCCAAGGCAGTCTTATATGCAGTTCATGACAGTGCTATTTGCTGCATTAGCTCCTGTTTGGCGAGAGAACAAGGAGCATTTTCTTTCCATTGAAGGTTATGACAAGCGCGCAATTGCTTTTATTGCTGAACGTTTAATTACCGGCATGGTTTTATGCAGAGATAGAATTTTGCCAGGCGTAAAAATAGCTACGGCTCCGATAGGATTTGTAAATTGATTAAACTTTAAGAAAGGATGCCTAACAATTACTAAAAAAGAAAAGCAAGCTAAGGTTGCAAAAGATTAGTCGAACTTGACGTGTTGCCATTGCCTGCCTTTTTCAATATGACCAATCGCTGCCCTGGTTACACCCAATACTTTTGCGAGCATGTTTCGCGAAAGCGTCGGATTAGCGACGAGAATATTTTTAATTGCAGCTACTTGACTCTCGGTTAACTTGCTCCTTCCGTTATTTTCGCCTTTATGAGTGGCGTGGATAACTGCATCATGGCAATTCTCCACAGGAGTTCCCCATGCCAAATTTGACGCACGGTTGTCATAACGATTACCATTCAAGTGCCTGACAACTTCAAAATCCTTGGGCGTGCCATGAAATGCCTCGCAAACAAGGCGATGCACTTGTCGAGTGAGACCTGTAGTTCCCTTTGGGTAAAGCCCCACCTTGCCATAAGGGCCAGAGTAATTGATCTTTAAAAGCACTCGCCTCCCATCTTTGTACTTGCAGACACGACCTTGATCGCTTACCTCATACAAGCCATCCGTCTCAGCGATGGGCAGCCAGTTTTCGTCGTGCGACATTGCCGTCGTTGCTAGAATCGTAAAAAGTATAGCATGGGACCATGAGTTCAAAGCAACAGCGCCAAAAAATTGCTCGCGTTTTGCGTGAGTTCAAAGCTGGCACATTGAAAGGTAGTGATAAAAAGCCAGTAAAAAATAGAAAGCAGGCGATTGCTATTGCTCTCTCCGAAGCTGGCATGAGTCGTCAAGGCAAGAGCGATGAATATTGGGATGGTTATTTCATGACACTCATTGGTGAAGAAGAAGAAGAGAAAGAAGAAGTAGAAGAGGGGATGATGGATGAAAGTGCTGGTGAAGCGCGTTGCCGTGGTTATCTAAATACTGTTGCAAAGAACAAGGGAAAAAAGCGCTGAGGGGCGACGCTGAAAGCTTTGCCCCTCCTGCTGCTGTAAGAGCTACTGCACGTCGTGGACTAGAACTACGCAAGAAGCATGGCAAGGGAGGCTTGACGACGCAGGAAGCGGGGAAGCAGGGCATTGGCAGTGGCGTTGCAAGGGCATCTGATCTATCCAGTGGTGGAGCAGTTAGTTTTGCCACCGTTAAACGTATGGCAGCATTTTTTTCGCGGCATGAAAAGAATAAAAGTGGCGGCGAAAATGATGCAGGTTATATCGCTTGGCTTTTGTGGGGCGGAGATGCTGGTAGGGCGTGGGCGAATCGCATCATTAAGATGGTAGAAAATCGCAAAAAAGACCAATGAGCGAATACGTGCGCGTCATTGAAGAAGAGGACGAAGGAATTGGTCTTTTAAAAGCTTTGTCTATTCTTTCTAGTAATGAGCATCGCAATACCTCACGCTGGGAATTAGTAGAAAAGCAATGTTTTAAAAATGGGCGGCTAGATGAAACGCACATTTATGTGATGAGTGTTTACGATAAGCCGGATCCTCATTTTGAGCCAACAAAATTTTTAACTTTTGAGATTGAGGCAATGGCAAAGTCTTATATTATGGAGGATATTGAACATCAACTTGCCAGTATTCGAGGAGAAGAAGACGAAGAAGATTGATTATTGCTTTTCCGAATAAATGCTATTTACCAGGAAATCAATTAATTTTTGCAATGAATGAAGGGTAGCCCATTAGCCATAGCACGCTAATTCCGTAAAGACCACTAAGAGTGCGAATTTGTACGCAATCTGGAGGGGCAATGCCTTTTTCAATGCGACAATAAGAACTTTGACTAATATGAAGTTCTTTTGCTACGTCGTGCTGCGTGAGCCCGGAATTAAGTCGGGCTTCTTTAATGCGACTAGCAATAAGAATACGAGCTTCTTGATGGGGAAGTTTAAGAGCGTCCGTGGCGCTACGTGCCAAAAACATCACTAGATTTTATTCCGTTTTGCATAAGCTTATAAAGTATAACATTCGCTTCTTGATAAAGTATGAATATGAGCACCATTTCTTGTCGATACGATTTCTCTCCTATTGAGAAATACGAACTCACGCCTGAAGGCTACCTTCGGGCGTGGGCTTCTATCGCACGCACTGGCATCCAGCACTACACAGATAGTGATGGCTCCATTCGTCGTGAATATCGTCCCGAAACAGAAGTGGCGTCTCCCGATAGTCTTGCTTCATTTGCGGGCAAGGCAATCACTTCGGAACATCCCCCCGTACTTCTCGATTCCGAGAACACCAAAGACTACCAAGTGGGCTTTAGTGGCACCGAAGTGGTGTACGACAATGGTTTTGTTAAAGCAGTGATGACAATCACTGACGAAGACACCATTAAGCGCATCATGAAGGGGGATGCTCGTGAGGTAAGCGCGGGCTATAGGGTGAATTATGATCCCACGCCTGGCGTTACAGAAAACGGTGAGCATTACGATGGCATCCAAAAGGAAATCATCGGCAATCACATTGCTGTTGTCCGCCGGGGCCGCGCTGGCCCGCAGGTGAAGCTTCATCTTGATAGGCAAGATGCTGCTGACCCATCTTTATTTCAAACAACTGAGGAACGTCTTATGACTGCCAAGGTCGTATTCGACGGCGCCGAGTTCGAGGTGAGTGAGAGCGTTGCTCTTGCTATCACCAAAGAACGGGAAGATGGCCGTATGTCCTATGAGGACATGAAGAAAAAGTACGACGAGCTGCAAGCCGCTGCCGATTCCATGAAATCCGAAATGGATGCAATGGAAAAGGAAATGAAGGGCAAAATGGATTCCGCTGAAGGGCGGGCCGATGCTCTGGCTGAGCAAGTCGAAGAATTGAAAATTGAACTCGCTACTGCCCAAGAAATCAACCTTGATTCCATGGTTGAAGAGCGCGTAGCCCTCATCGAGAAGGCCAAGCCCGTTCTGGACAGTGCCTATGATTTTGCTGGCAAAACTGCCCGCGAAGTGATGGTTGATTCCATCAAAGCAGTGCGTGGTGATGAGCTTGATCTTTCCGAGAAGAGCGACGACTACGTGCAGGCAATGTTCGACACTCTTTCCGAAGGTCGTTCTGACTCTGCTACCACTGATGAGCTGCGTAAAGCCGTAGCTTCCATTGCTTCTCCCGTTAGCGCTCCTTCTTCCTATATGGAAGCTCTGCAGAATGCTTGGAAGAAGCCCCTTTCCATCTCCAAGGAGGCTAAGTAATCATGGCCGTAACTTTCTCTGCTTCGGGCACTGCCTCCGCTGGCGGCGTGCAACAGAGCTATGCTCTGGAGCACACTGCACTGCTGGAAGGTCAACTGTCCGATATTCGCGACAATACCATTGGTACAAGCATCAATGAAACCGGTGCTGTTGTTGCATTCGGTAATGTTGTTGTTTACAACAATGCTGGAACTGCTGACAATTCAGCCACCACTATTTCTGGCGCTTCTGACACTGTGCTGGGCGTGAACGTCCTGACCTACGTTGATGAAACTGCTCTTGATTCCAATAGCCGTCCTGGCGTAAAGAATCAGCAAGTGATGAACGTGGCCAACGAAGGTGCTGTTGCTGTCTATGTGACTGGCGCTGTCACTCCTAAGAGCCCTGTTCGTGTGTTGTATTCTGCTAGCGGCACTGGCAAGGCTGGTCAATTCTCGCATGCTTTTGCTTCTGGTAAAACCGTTCGCCTTGCTGGCGCTCGTTTCCTGACTTCGACTACTAGCAGCGGCATTGCAATTCTGGAGCTGAATGGCCCCAGCTTTACTCTTTCTGCCGATTCTTGATAGGAGGCCCTAACAATGTCTGAATTCCGTATGGATGACGCGGGTCTGTTCCTTGAGCGTCAGCTTGAGT